TGATGGTTGGATTGATACATCATGGCACAACGATGTCTCGCCAAGTTTTCAAAAGCAATTCGGAGATATCACTTACAGGATATGGTGTGATTACAAAGACCCCGACAGAAGAGAAGTGGGGGGCAAACAATTCACTGTTGCTACTTATGATTCAAATGAATTTGAGGAATTGCAAGATCTTGCAGAATTTGACACATTGCTAGAAGCTCTTGATTTTGTCAGTAAGGAGACAGCACAATGACTATTTACATTCTTTTAGAAGAGGGTGATTTTGTTGGAGCTTATCGTACAAGAAAAGAAGCGGAAAAGTCTGCCAAAGATAACGATATTCGCAACATACACATCATTGAAACCACATTGAGAGGGTAAATATGAAACCCGATCAATTCTTTGCATTGCATGAGCTGGTTGGCATGAAGACCAACAGCAAAGCCAGCAGAGGAGCTTATGCTGTGCTGGTGCAAGGCATGACTCAGACAGAAGCAAGCAGGTTCCTAGAATGCTCCCAAAGCACAATAAGCGCATCAGTTAACAGAATAAAGACCGCTCAGAGGTTGGCAAACAAAGGAGCAATCAGGTACTAAAAGCCAGCACAAGCCACTTAGAAGACCCTTCGGGGTCTTTTTTTATGTCTGTGCATAATCAGAGCATGGAAAAAATAAAGCTTCCTAGAAAACCTAGGATCTACAAGAAAGAACAGCAACCCGATCAAAGGCAATTCTCTGTTGTGCCAATCAGAGCAATTACAGACAGAAGCTTAACCAATATGGAGCTTAGAGTCTTAATGATGTTCTGTGCCTATTCCAACCGAGGAGGATTGACTTGGGTTGGTCTGCAGCGGATTGCCAGCCACTTCAAAATAAGCATAAACAGGACAGCAGTACTCACTAGAGCATTGATTGCTAAGGGATATATTAAGGTTCTCTATCATGGATTTGCAGGAGAACGAGCACATACAAGGCAAATTATCTATAACCATCTCAAGCTTGAGGACATCATAGCAATTGCTGGTGAATCAGCTCCATATCTTGAGGAAAATCAAAGACTTACAACAGGAGCAAAGGGAGAAGACATGGCAAAGAAACAGAGAACAGTAATCAACAAGAAGGTTAACAACCTAGAATCAATTGATCCTGGCTATCAACTAGTTAAAGATGATAGAGAAATTCAATTGAATTCAATTAAAAGAATGGTAGGAGAAGAGTTATTCAGCATTGCATTGGAGCAAGCGGGCAAAGATGCAACACCAGCAGACATTGAGCTTCAGCTTCAGAGAATGTTAACCTAAGCACTAAGTTATTCCTGCTGGTTAACATAATGGACATTGTATAAAGCAGGTATTACTTCAATTCTGCTCTGCATGGCAGGGGATAGGCTTAACAATGCTTGTAATACTTCCAGCTCAAGATCGACCCCTTGCCCCCCCGACCCCCCACCTTACCGTAGGGGTGTCTCACTCAATTTTTTTCTAATAATCAGCCTGGTGCTTATTTGCGATACACACTAGTGACTATTGCGTTTATTGTCTTGGCAGACAAAACCGTATACACGAACTATGGCACCCACTAAAAAAAGTGGTAATCATCTCGTTAGAGAGGCAGCACCTTGTTTATCTAGATTACAGTCATTCGTTAGATGTCTGTCTCACCTGTATGGCCCTGTTCGATTGCTCTACTAGAAGTCCCGATGAGTTCATCACGTTTATCCCACTTGGTAAGCTGCACTGCCTTGTGGACGGCTGGGTGATGGCCGCAACTGCACTATGCCACAAATAATTGTTGTGTGCAATGTCTTTATCGTGATAGCATTTAGATGCACTTCAAAAAGGAGATAACAGATGGAAGCTGCTAAAGCAGGTGGGAACCTGCGTAAGAATCCCCGCAAAGAAAAAGACTCACATCCTGATCTAACAGGTAAGTGGACAGACCAATCTGGTCAGCAGTACTGGTTATCGGCATGGCGCAATGTGGATACCAAAAATGGGAACGTCTATTTCAGCTTAAAACTTGGCGATCCTGTTGAACAACAATCTGGTGGTTACGAATCCAAGAAGCCTGCTCTTGTACAGAAACCTGTAAAGAGTGTGGTTGACATGGATGACGACATTCCCTTTTAATCTCAGGAGACTCACATGAAAAAAGCTTTAATCGGCATATGGATTGCCGCCTCTACTGTTACTGTCTGGGCATCTTGCGTGACTCATACCTATTCCCAGAATGGTAAATACGTTACTTGCACAACCTGCTGTTATGGCAATAACTGCAATACCAACTGCTATTGATGGGAATAATTAAATGATTAAAAATCTTGATAAACCTGTTGGCGCTGATCCTTGGATTCATAGATCAGAAGGTATGCGTTGCAAGACTTGCATTTGGTTTGTTCCCAAAGTAGCAAATGCAAAGTTAGATCCTATCTCTTATGATCTTGGCAGATGTCGCCGTCATGCACCAACTATGGGTGGTTACCCAGTTGTATTTGTAAATGATTGGTGCGGTGATCATCGTATTGATGAAAACAAATATTGATGACAGACAAGGTTGAGAAAAAGAATAACGGCACTTACCCCTCCGTGCGTGGATGGGGTGGTGTCCGTAATGTTGTCCAACGCATTGAACGCTCGCAGACCATTGTTGCCAACCGTGAAGCTGTGGCTTATAGCCTGCTCACCATGGCAAACACCAAGATCACTGACATCATGGAATGGGATGACTCTGGTAATGTGAGAGTCAAAGCCAGTTCTAAGATTCCTGAACACGCACTGCAATCTATAAAGAAGATTAGCCAGCGTGTAGATAAAGAAGGCAATGCCACCATAGACATTGAACTGTTTGACAAGGTTCAAGTCCTGCGTATTCTGGCTAAAGCATCTGGTTTACTCGACACTCCTGATGATGGACAAAAGCCGTCTGTTATTGGTGTGACCATCCAATCACCTGATGTACAAGATGTCTGATCAAATCGCTGGTATCAATATTGACTTGCGGTCTTCACCGACTGCATTTAAGTTCTTGCAAGACAAATCCTTTGTCACTGGACTTATGGGGCCAGTTGGATCTGGTAAGTCCTATGTCTGTGCCGCCAAGATAATGATTCGTGCAGTGCAACAAAAGCCATCCCCTGTGGACGGCATCAGGTACAGCCGCTTTGTCATTGTGCGTAACAGTTATCCTGAACTCAAGACCACAACGCTCAAGACTTGGGCAGATCTTTTTCCTGAGAATGTATATGGCCCAATTCTGCACACGCCACCAATTACGCATCACATTAAGTTACCACCAAGAGGTGATGCAGCAGGGATTGATTGTGAAGTTATATTTTTGGCTCTTGACCAGCCTAAAGATGTCCGTAAATTGCTTTCGCTTGAACTTACAGGTGCTTGGGTTAACGAAGCCAAAGAATTACCAAAAGCAGTCATTGACGGCCTTACCCATCGAGTTGGACGTTATCCTACAAAAAGAGATGGTGGAGCCACATGGCATGGAATATGGATGGACACTAACCCAATGGATGATGACCATTGGTGGCACAAGCTTGCAGAGAAAGAACCTATCACAGGAAAGTACGCATGGAAGTTCTTCAAACAGCCAGGCGGGGTAATCGAAGTCCCATCTGATGATCTGCCCGAAAACCCTGAAGCCAATGACCATATCTTTGCGTCTGCCAAGTGGTGGAGGATCAACCCCAAGGCTGAGAACATTAAGAATCTACCGCCTGGCTACTACCTACAACAGCTTGCAGGGAAAACCCTAGACTGGATTCGATGCTACGCCGAGGGTAAATATACCTTTGTGCAAGATGGCAAGTCTGTTTGGCATGAGTATGACGACAACATCATGGCTGCTGACTTAGAGCCTGATCCCAATTACCCAATTCAAGTCGGACTTGACTTTGGTTTGACCCCTGCCGCTGTCTTTGGACAGCGTATGAACAATGGACAGTGGCGTGTTTTGCACGAGATCGTTACCTTTGACATGGGGTTGGAGCGTTTTGGTCAGACTCTGATGGCTGAGTTGCAGACCAAGTTCCCTAAATATGAGGTAAAGATATGGGGTGACCCTGCTGGTATGCAAAGAGATGCCATCTACGAGACAACAGCATTTGAATATCTGCGCTCACTTGGACTTAGAGCAGAGCCAACAGCAACCAACGACTTTAAAGCTCGCAGAGAAGCCGCTGCCGCTCCCATGAATCGCATGGTTTCAGGCAAGCCTGGCCTGTTGGTCAACAAATCCTGCAAGTTATTGCGTAAATCCTTGTCTGGTGGCTACCACTTCAAGCGAATTGCTGTCGGTGCTGGGCATGAAAGGTTCCGAGATAGCCCAAATAAGAATGAGCATAGCCACGTTGGTGACGCTTTTGGCTACTTGATGACTGGTGGCGGTGAATATCGCCAGCTAACCAGAGGATCTCAGCTATCCAATGGCAAGATCTACATAGCATCCTCAGTTACAGCCGCAGATTTCGATGTATTCGCTTGATATCTTTGAACTTTTACCAAAAAACTCTCCGCTAGTTTGGGTTCCATTCAATGCAGGCCATGTAGAAACCCTAAAAATTGACCCATCTATAAGGGAAACCCTGCCTAAAAGCAGTTCATTGGCTAAACTTATTGAAGCTCAAGCTAATCAAGGCCATGCTATCACTGCGATATTACAAAGCAAGCCTGTTGCTGTTTTTGGCGCCGTAGATGTCTGGGATGGGGTTGCAGAGATGTGGCTTAACTGCGAGGAAAGGCTTAGAAAATATGGGAAAACCATGACTCGTGCCGCCCAGATCTATGCTGATTACATTGTGATATCAAGAAATTTGCATCGTTTGCAGATCACAGTAAGATGCGCTGACTTAAGAGCCGTGCGCTGGGGTCTTGCCCTTGGTTTTGAAATTGAGGGTGTAATGAAAAAATATGGCGCTGATGGATCAGATTTTTTTATGATGTCAAGGAGTTAAATATGAGCGGTGTTGTTGCTAAAACAAACAAACAGTCAAGCTTTGATCCAGAAGGTAAAGACTATGACTATGCAACAGCCCGTGCGGTTGGAATGGGGCCAGATGGAACTGGTGAAGATGCTGGTCATTGGGGTTCTGTAGCTCCAGCAAGCATGAAAGAAAAAAAAGAATTTGATTTACCAAAAGAGTCTTACAAAATATTAAAAGGGCGCAACCATGAAACTTGGCAAAAAGCAATTGATGCAGAGCAAGAGCGTGGATTTGAAATTAAAAAATATGGCAATAGATATTTTTCTATTCCAAAAAAATAATTTTTTTAAAAGGAATTAAATATGAGCAATGTAATAAAGAAAATTGAAACTTTGATTACAGGTGATTCGGATGCACAAGATGCTGCAAGAAGAGGGCAAGAAAAACAGATTGCTGTTCAACAACAAACAATAGCAAAACAAGAAGCAGATGTAAATAAGCAACAAACTGAGTTGGCTTTAAAATCGCAAGCCGCTATGAGGGCTAGGCGTGGTGGTGGTTTACGATCTTTGCTGTCTGGGTCTGAACTTGGCTTGTCAGGACAAGATGCAACCACAAACAAACTTGGCGGGGGAATGTAATGCCTACAGATATGAAGTCAAAGATGCAATCCAAAGTGGCTAAGACAATGCGTGGCTATAAAGAGAAGACCACAGAAAAAAGCGTGGCTTCTAAGCCTTTGCCAATGCGTGGTCAACGCACAGCAACAAACACCATGAAGAAAAAGTAAATGCCAATCATTGTTTAGCAAGAGGAGAAATATGGCAATGAGTATGAATAAAAAAATATGGAACAAAGCTAGACCAAAAAACTTAGGTGAATCAAAGCCACTCTCATCTTCTGAAAAAGCATCAGCAAAAGCAAGCGCCAAAAAAGCTGGTCGCCCATACCCAAACCTCATTGACAACATGGCGGCAGCAAGAAAGAAAAATTGATATGGCAAAAATGACCACAGAGCAAGTCCTTGAAAGACAAAAAATTGCTCAGAACAAAAAGGACGACTTCAAGTCTTTGTATGAAGACGCAATGGAGTTTGCTTTGCCTCAACGTAATCTATATGGTGGTGAATATGAAGGTCGTGTAGGTGGTAAAAAGAAGATGACTCGTGTCTTTGACTCGACTGCCATTAACTCTACCCAACGATTTGCCAACCGCTTGCAGTCTGGCATTTTCCCGCCCCAGCGCAAATGGTGTCGTTTGGAGCCAGGCACTGACATACCAGTTAATCGCAGATCAGAAGCCCAGCGAGTGCTGGATCTGTACAACGAAAAGCTGTTTGCCGTCCTGAAGCAGTCCAACTTTGACATTGCCATGGGTGAGTTCTTGCTGGACTTGTCTGTTGGTACGGCTGTCATGCTGGTTCAGCCTGGCGATGCCACATCTCCCATCAACTTTATTCCTGTGCCACAGTACTTGGTCAGCTTTGAAGAAGGTGCAAATGGTCAGGTTGACAATGTCTACCGCAATATGCGTATCAAGGGTGAATCCATTCAATTGCAATGGAAAGATGCCAAGATCCCAGTTGATTTGCAAAGGCGGATTAGCGACAAGCCAACAGAAGAGATTGACCTTGTTGAAGCCACCATCTTTAACATTGACCGTGGTGACTTTAGCTACTATGTAATTGACAAGAAGAGCAAACAAGAACTTGTGTACCGCAAACTCAAGTCAAGCCCATGGGTTGTTAGTCGTTACATGAAGGTGGCTGGTGAGATCTATGGTCGTGGGCCTGTGCTTACTGCTTTGCCAGACATCAAGACGCTGAACAAGACAAAAGAGCTTTTGCTCAAGAATGCTTCATTGGCTATCACTGGCGTATATACAGCGGCAGATGATGGGGTGCTGAATCCAGCCAATGTGAAGATCGTGCCTGGCGCCATTATCCCAGTTGCTCGTAATGGTGGGCCACAAGGTGAGGCTCTTAAGCCTTTGCCTCGTGCTGGTGACTTCAATGTCAGCCAGATTGTGATCAATGACTTGGTTGCATCTATCAAGCGAACTTTGCTGGACGAATC